AAATTGGGAAGAGATAACTTAAAAGTTTATAAATAACGGCATGAGCTTATCAACACTAATTAAAACGCCATATGCAAAAACGGTATTTGCTAATGACCAACAACTAGAAGATTTTATAAAATGTAGTAATCCTGTTGATGGATACTATTATTTTATGGATAACTTCTTTATGATTCAGCACCCAACTAGGGGCGCAATGCAATACCATCCATGGGATTATCAAACACGATTGATTGAAACGTATCACAAATACCGTTTTAGTATTAGTTTAATGCCACGACAAACAGGTAAATCAACTAGTGCTGCAGGTTACCTACTTTGGTATGCTATGTTTGTACCTGACAGCACAATTCTTATTGCTGCACATAAGTATGCAGGTGCTCAAGAAATTATGCAACGTATTCGTTATGCATACGAAAATTGCCCTGATCATATTAAAGCCGGTGTTGTAACTTATAATAAAGGCTCATTAGATTTTGACAATGGTAGCCGAATTATAAGTGCTACAACCACTGAAAATACAGGTCGTGGTCTATCTATTTCATTACTATATCTTGACGAGTTTGCATTCGTTAGACCTACTATTGCGCAAGAGTTTTGGACTTCTATTACACCGACGTTATCAACTGGTGGTAAAGCAATTATTACAAGCACACCTAACAGTGATGAAGATCAATTTGCATTAATTTGGAAACAGGCTAATAAGACAGAAGATGAGTTTGGAAATCAAACTGAAGTAGGTATCAATGGTTTCCGTGCTTATAGAGCATATTGGAGTGAACATCCTGAGCGTGACGAAACATGGGCACGTGAAATGCGGGCTCAACTTGGTGAAGAGCGTTTCCGTCGTGAAATGGATTGTGAATTTATTATTGCTGATGAAACATTAATTAATCCTGTGGCACTATTTGAACTGGAAGGAATCGAACCTATTTTTAAGCATGGTCAAATACGTTGGTACAAAAAGCCTGTGGCAGGAAATATATATGTAGTCGCATTAGATCCTAGTCTAGGTACAGGAAGTGACCCAGCAGCGATACAGGTATTTGAAGCAAATACAACTACACAAGTAGCTGAGTGGAAACATAATCAAACTGTAATTCCTGAACAGATAAGATTGATTAAACAAATTACAGACTTTATTGTTGAATGTACTAAAGAACCAAACAATATATATTATAGCTTAGAAAATAATACTATAGGCGAAGCAGCGTTGATTAGTTTAAACGAATACGGTGAACACAATATTCAAGGTAACTTTATTACAGAATCCGGAGTAAAGAAAAGAAAGGGTTATAACACTACTCAAAAAAGTAAATTAGCTGCTTGTGCCAAACTTAAACATCTCATCGAATCCAAAAAAATGAAGGTAAACAGTAAATCCTTTGTATCGGAACTTAAAAATTTTGTAGCAGTAAGCGGATCCTATAAAGCTAAAATCGGAGAAACAGATGATTTAGTTATGGCTAGTCTGCTAGCTACAAGGATAATGCAAGATTTGGGGGAATATGTTGTAGAATTAGAGAGTCAGATACGAGATTACGACGAATTTTTACCCCCATTACCCTTTTATGCTGTATTATCCTGATAAATACAATTTATTAAGAGATAATCGACATGCCTATAAAAGAAGAAGCCCTTCAGGACGAACTATACAACTTTTTGAAAACCCATGGGTTAAAACCAGTCAGACTAACTTCAGACGGTAAAATTGTTGCCCTAAGTAAATTAGCGGATGTTTTCAAATTTAGTTTTATTATGGATGACACTAATTATGGATTAGTTTATGCAGCTATTATTGGAAAAGATGTAGTACTTTGGGCAGGAGATGATGTTTACGGTAGTCCTAATCATAGTAAAGGTGACGATCTACCATTTAATAAAATATCTAATTACATAAAGAATTGGGCACATGATCATCAACTTGGATTTGAGCGTGATGATATTGAAAATTTGGAAGATGAAATGGCTAAAAGACAAGAAACTAAAAAAATAAATGAGGGTTACCATCCTTTAGGCAGAAAGGCTAGTTATAATGATAGCGTTCCTAATGTAAAAATTAAAATTCAACATAGTAAAAACATGGAAGAGGGAATGCAACGTTTTAGAAATGTAGAAAGAATATACTTAGAAAATGTTGAGGGTGAAAGATTTCTTTTAGATACTAAGAGACCAGGCTTAGCTAGAGTTTATGCAAGACATATTGCTGAAGGTGGCAAAGTAAATGATGATCGTTGGAACCACATTCACTCACTTGTTGAAGAATACACGAATATGGCAGGGTTCGTTCGTGCAACACGCAATGGACAATTTAATGAAAGCACTCAAAGTTTGGTAAATGAAGGTACAAACCACTATCTTAATATTAGAGAAACATTGCATAAACTAGCAGGTAAAAAAGGATATAATACTTATTTTGAAAACTGGACACCAACACTTAATGAAGATATGGGCATAGGTCAACCGGATCTTGCAGAAATGTTTATGAGTAGCAGTATTGATCCAAGAATTGAAAGAGCTATGCCTATATTGCTAAAAATACATAAGGCATCAGGTAAAATTGATGAAATTACCGAGCTGGAAGAATGGTCTAATACAATTATTAGTGAAAAATTAAAACCAACTGACAATATAGCAATAAAAGATTTGGCAGCAGAGTTTGCAGAAGAAATACCAGTAGGCGATGATGCTATTAATATAATGAATTTGTTATCAAATTATAACTTAGAAAATGAAAAATTATTTGCAGAGTTAAATGATTTAGCAAATCAGGATGTTAACGCAGATGCACGTGATGTTGTTTTAAGTTGGGCACAAAGAAGTGATGATCATGATTTACATGCACTTGCTAATGAAATTAAGGATGTAATGAGTGGTCAAAACGTAGCCGCCCTACCACAACAAGTGCAACAACCAATGATGGAAGAAGGTTCGGACGAGTTCGATGAAAACACCATACTGCAAATTCTTACATTAGCAGCAGAGGGTAACCGTGATCCTGAAATAGCAAAAGCTTTAGGATTAAAACTTTCATTAGTGCAGGAAGTTTTAGACATGTATCTTGAAGATTTAGAATCAATGATTGATCAAACTATTGATGAAGGTATAGATAGTGATCAAACAAAAGCAAAACAATTAGGTCCTACTGAAAAAGCTAAATCAATAAGCCCCGTAATAGGTAAAGATTCAAAACAACATCCTTTTAAAGGAAAATTAGTGGGTGCTAGCGAAAGCATTGATCCATTAATCAAGATTAAAAAATTATCCGGTTTGGATAAATAAAATTATTATTTACCCGTAACAGGGATAAATACTATTGACATGTTTGAAACAAGTGTTATAATTGTTTCAATGTGTCAGTTGTCTCCGTACAACACATAGGCATACTTAGGCTCAAATTTAGGCACATTTTTAAAGGAGAAATACAATGGCAAGTCTAGCAGAAATCCGCGCACGTATTGCGGCGCAAGAAAACAAATCAAACTCTGGTTCAACAACTCAATCAGATAACGCAATTTATCCCCACTGGAACATGGACGAAGGCACTAGTGCTACTATTCGTTTCCTCCCAGATGGTAACTCAACTAATACATTCTTTTGGGTAGAGCGTCAAATCATCAAACTTCCATTTAATGGTGTTAAAGGTGATAGCGCAGTCAAACAAATTCAAGTACAAGTTCCTTGCGTTGAAATGTATGGTGATAACTGCCCTATTCTAGCAGAAGTTCGTCCTTGGTATAAGGATGAAAGTTTGAAAGAAATGGCAAACAAATATTGGAAAAAGCGTAGTTATCTGTTTCAAGGCTTTGTTCGCCAGAATCCATTAGGTGATGATAAAACTCCTGCGAACCCTATTCGTAGATTTATTATTAGCCCACAAATCTTCACAATCATCAAATCTAGTTTGATGGATCCTGAGATGGAAGAAATGCCAACTGACTATGTTCGTGGTCTTGATTTCCGTGTCACTAAAACTAGCAAAGGTGGTTATGCAGATTACAGCACAAGCACATGGAGTCGTAAAGAATCTGCACTTACTCAAGCAGAGCAAGATGCAATTCAGGCACATGGTCTTTTCAATTTGGCTGACTTCTTACCTAAGAAGCCAAGTGAAGCAGAACTACGCATTATCAAAGAAATGTTTGAGGCAAGCGTAGATGGTCGTCCTTATGATCCAGATCGTTGGGGCGCATATTATCGTCCTTATGGTCTTGATGTACCGGCAGGTGCAAAGGTGGAAGAACAGGCTACAGCAGTTCAAGCTACTGCTGCCACAACCGCACCCGTAGCTGAACCAGCTCCTTGGGATGACGAACCAGAAACTGCATCACAACCAGTTAAAGTTCCAACAACACCAACAAGCGACAAAGCACAAGACATTCTAGCAATGATTCGTGCTAGGCAGAATAAAGCTGCCTAAATAAATAGGTATGGTAGGGAACACAACCGTTCCCTACCGTAGGAGAATAATTATGACACTACCTGACGAAAGATACCTAGCCATAAAGCAAGGGAAAAAGTTGCTTGAGGAACTTTGCGATCCGGGCAAAACACCAAGAGTACCTAGTATTGTTAGAGATCGGGCAAGAACAGCATTAAAACATTTCCCAAATGACTGGGACATTGATATTATTGCTGAAAGGTGCCCTGAAATCATTGACAAGAAAGCCAATGGCGTGTATCGTACTACAAAACAATAGGAGACTATTTTGGTTAAGCCATTTGATGTAAGTAAATTTAGAAAAGAAATAACTAAGTCCATTGACGGGCTTAGTATAGGTTTTAATGATCCGACCGACTGGATCAGTACAGGAAATTATGCACTCAATTATCTTATTAGTGGTGATTTTAGCAAAGGCGTTCCTCTTGGTAAGGTCACTGTATTTGCTGGAGAAAGTGGTTCCGGCAAAAGTTATATCT